TGATATCCTGGAAGTAAATTCATTTTTTCCGAGAATAAATTCTTTGCGATCAGCTAAGTCACGTCTATTTATAGTATATGTTCTAAGAAGATATTCGGGCTCATGTTCCACATGGATATACAAGTTCAGGCTTTCTGATATCTTATAGTTTTTAGGATTATCCATGTAGCTTGTTATAACCAAATTGTCTTCATACACTGTTAACGAAAAGGATGCCGCTTCGAAGTTGTCGTCTTTTTGGAATGGTGTTTCATATTCTAAATGATCCCGAACATACTGATCATCAATAGACACAGTATAATCTACTCCTATGTTAGATGTTAATATCTTATACTTGCCAGTACGCATGATGTCACTCCACGGGGCATCAAAGCATAAAAATTCTTGGTCCATCAACTGCTTTAGGTTAATCTCAAATCTATCCCATAACAATGTTGGATTGGAGTTATCAAAGATGTAGAAGATAATTTCAGCGTTAGTCAACTCAAGTACATATTCTGGCGTCTGTGTCGACAAGTAGTAATTCAGTTGGTCGTAGTTCAGTTTAAAGAACACTTGTTTGTTTGTTACATTGAACACAATGTCTAAAACATTACGATCGCTGACAACTGTAGTATCAACTAGGATAAACTCTCTGTCCATGATAGACGAGTAATCTTTAGAAGACACCAGTCCATAGTGCTTCCTGCCAATGTCATACTTGACTTTAATGTTTTCAAAATTTAACTGATTGGCAAATAGTTGATTGAGTTCATTACTTTCATCAATGAACATCTCTTTCATCTGGACACCCACTACTGCACTAGGAGCACGAGTAATCGAATGAATCTCTCCGCTTGATTTTGAAAACATTACATAATAGCCAGGATCTACGTCTGTCGAATCCGTGAGGATGGATGCTTCTTCGGCATTCTCATCAGCATCATCGGTAATTAACTCAAAATCTTCAAACTCGACTAACTCATTTTGCATAAGCGTATTGTATCCTATCATAATGAGAATTCGTAATCCACGCTATGTTTTCATATTTAACTAAGCCGCTCTGAATGAAATTTTCTATTTTTAGCTGCCCCTGTTCAGTAAACCAATGGCTTAAAAAATGGTTCCATCTTTTACTTGCCCAGATGCCATCTTTGATGTTTAACTCTTGTTTACTGAGATCAATGTTGTCTACAAAATTAAACTTGATAAATTCATCATCAAATACTTTGCTAGTAAAGCTCAGTACCCAGCTAGGCCAAATATATTCTGGAAAGTTAGGCAAGTCGACATGGTTGCCTAAGTCTCGCATATCTCTGACAAACGACTGTACTGATTCGTAACTGTAATCACTGCTAAAGTCAATACAGAATCCAATTAACTGGCGTGCTGATTTGCTAAAGTCAAAATACACCACGTTTGTATTCGTAGTTTCTTGTACTGTTTTTAAGTTTATACTATCTTGATAGTATACTTCTGGTTGTATCTTTTCTCCAGAGAAGTCTAAACGATCAGCTAATGTAACTACACTGCTTAGGTTGCGCAATGTCTCCCATGCATCTGTAGTGAAATGAGTCATTAGTTGATCTGCTTTGAAGTACAGAATCCGGTCGTAGTCTAAATCAACAATGGCTTTGAAATAATTCAACGTAGGATTAGATGTTGACTCATAGGTATGCACAGTTGTTATCACTTTAAAGGCAGTAGCATTACACGGTGTTGTTACTGCTACTATCCTCGATGAGTCATAAAACTTTAATGTAGTTGCCAACAGTTCTGCTGATTGAACTTGCTTGTCATTTTCACAATGGATAACATATGCTTCTTTCATTTGGTTACATCTTCCATAAGTTTGTCCCAGTGTCGCATAATAGACAATTTGTTCATTATGTGAATGTTCTCGTCTTGTATCCTAGAGCAAGTAACCTTCCATGGTTCTTTTGGATCAGGACACAGGAATACTAGATCTCGACTACTGTGAACATGCGTTAGTTCGTCGATCTGGTCACTGTATCTCATTACTTTTCCAGGCAACTGAGCAGTCCAGTTATTCTTATATTGCCCATTAATTAAATGCACTGCGATACTGGCTGCATAGTCTGTGCGATATAGTTTACCCGGAAACTTGTATAAGAATTTATAGTAGTCATAGTTTTCTTTGACATGCTGCCATACATTGAAGAACAATCTTGCTTCTTCGCTGTCACTACGCCAATATACCAAAGTGCTCCACCACATATCAATACCGTTGGGATGTAGCTTTTGCTCCCAAATCCTAGGCTGATAGTTTCGTGTACTAATCGCATCTTTGTACATAGACAGCCCTGCATCAGTTTCAAAAATCTGACTTAGACTATCATTACAAATCAAGTAGTCTACGTCCACCATTAGAGTTTGTTCATACGGAGTTTTTTCATAAATCGTATGTTTGTTTTTATTGCTGAACTGAGTACTGAATTCATACCACGGACTGTCGTGATGTGTTCTCGTATTCGATTCGTGTTGAATATCTTCTACAATAATGTGATCGAATATTTTTACTTGCTTCTTAGTGTTGTTAGCAAACAGTGCTGTCAAAGTTGGCTCATCAGTCATTAACGTAACATGGATACCATCCATGAACTTCTTTGCATGATGTGCTGCTAATACTGCTAACTTTGCGTAATCAATTTGATTATTGTTGTAAGCAATCAAAAGTATTCCTTTGGGGAACTTTTTTTTCATTACTGGATTCCTACAAGCTGCTTTGTTGTTCTTAGTTTTTTCAATTTCTCATTTTCAACATAGTACTCGTTAAGGGCATTAGTGTATGCTCCTAACAATCGTGCGTTGAAATCTTTTACATCTTTGATCATCACTGGATTGTCATTGTCATCCATGAATACATATTTTTCCGAGCCCGCGTCTATGACTAACTTTGAAAAGTTAATCAATTCCATTGAGGCTGTAAAGATTGTGTTGTTGTAGCCCACTGTCAGCATACTACGCATCCTCATCTTAAGATTTTGTTTGCGTGTATTTAGAGTGAATCTATAGTTGCTGAAATCTAATGCTTCTTCCAATTTTTTGTCCATAATATCTCCAGGCATTATATACCATGTTAATATTTAGTTGCGACAACTTAATTTAAGAAACAGTTCCAGTGAAAATTGGAGCATTAATGTGGAATTCAATGTCGTTTGCTGTCTTTGCAATAGCTTTTTGGCTACCGTGCGTCAAACGATGAGTTCCAGTTTTTGTAGTAGAGTGGCAGCAATGTACTTCGGTTTTGATAACCACTGCTCCATTTACTATCATTCCAAATACGTCAATATAACGTCTTGCATTTGATCCGCCGCCGTAGCCATATCCGTAGCCATAACCATATCCGTAGCCATAACCATCAGTGGCATTATTGTATCCGCCGTAGCCATAATCGTTTGCACAGTCATCGTATCCGTAGCCGTAGCCATAGCCGCCTGCTTCGTATCCGTAGCCATATCCATAGCCATAGCCATAGCCACCGCCACCTTGACCGGTTTGCACCCTTATTAATCTAGTCCAACCTGTTTGAGTTAAGTCTTGGAATCCTTTGCCGTCACCAATTACATTCGCCGTTGAAGACGTTGTTGCGCTAAGTCCGATGTTTACGGTACCCATTCTATCATACAGCGACTTCATTGCGTTACTTGGCTGGTTACCGGCAATTATACCTAGACTCAATTTGATTGTACTTGCTGAGTTAAAATAATATCGCGCTGCATCATATGAATCAAATACGATATTAGAAACAAACGTAATAGTTCTTGTCCATTCGTTGGTCATAGAAGTTGTACCCAATGCAGCTAATTCTAGCTGACTCACCGGAGCCCAGTTTTTGTTAGGCTCAACTTCGTCCAACACTGTAGAAATATCGTTGATAGTAGCTGCTGTGATTAATTGTCCACGTACTACGTTATTCAATGCATGCGGAGAGCCAGTTTGACGTGCGCTCAAATTAACTCTATCAATTACCTTGTTAGCAATACCTGCTGTGAATTTATCGCCACGTGTAACTGTGGCGGCTGATACGTTTCCCCAGCCATATGCCTGAGTAGCTTTTCTGCCTACGTCGGCAGTGGGCGCGCTGCCCTTATAGCTATCTGCAAATATCTTGTTAACACGCTCGGTTAGATTATTCCAATCTAATGCGGTTATCTTTTGACCGGGTTGAACTGCCATTATTTAACTCCAACTACAATATCTACTAAGCCAACTTCAGTAGTTGCCTTGTCTTGGAGAGCTCGTCCGATGATCTGTAATGAAGACTTAATATCTTTCATTTCTACCTTACGTGCAACACCTGGTATGCTGCTGGTTACTAATCGGTCGCCCTTTTTAATAGTACCAACTACTTTACATGGAACTTTTCCAGTTAAACCAACTGGGTAATGTAAGTCCTTAGTCTTGTTAATACTATTTAGCAAAAACGCAGGGGCTGTGGAAATAACGCCAAACATATCAAAGCTAGCTTCGGTAGTTTCTTTTGTAATTTCTTTGTTGCCGCCGATTTTAACAACGTCGCCTGGTTGCAACGGCATATCAGATTCGTAAATTTCAGCAACGTCAGCAAATTCTGCTTCAACCGCTCTACCTCTTAATTTAAATTGGCTCAACGGGCCGTCGGCGCCAGTAGTAACGTTCATGTTAATGCCAGGGGCAATTGACGGGAACGCTGCTGCTAAGCCTGTAGAACTATGAGGAGTATAGGAAATTTGCGATACGCTGATAATTGCTACCACAGTACCAGCAACTTTTAATCTAATCGCCGGATTATATGTTGTACCATTGCTAGCAAGAATTGGACGAGCATCAAATGCAGTCGCAGTGTCATTGCCTGCGCCGCCTGAGTAGCTCCATTCTTCCCCATCAAAGACCTTTAGTACATTTTCTTTCAAGTCAAACCATACTTGTCCACGGATTGCACTGTCAGGTACTGTTGTCTTTGCAAAATGTTCCATCATTTGCACTAGATTTTCTGCCATAATTTCACCATAGCCAGGATAGTTCCTGCCTAATAGTTTAATTGTGCTTGTTAAGTCTAGTGTCCTATCCGGAATCAGTGCTAACCTTGTACCGTCCGATAAATTTACATCATATGCCATCGTTTGAAATCCTTTTATTAATTATATTTATCCGTTCAGGAGATCCTGATTCTCAGTGTATAAACGATCTGGATGGTCCTGTTTGCAGCTTTTTCTACTGGGTGGAAAACAATATGGCTTAGCAAGTAACCAGTGTTTAGACCCGTTAGTCCTTTGCTCTTTAATCCCAGTTCGTTAAAAACAAAGCTACCGGATAAGCTGCCTGTATCTGTTGCATTTTGAGACAAGTCTATTAAGTTACCAACATCACTGGAGTTTGGCTGATCAGCATCAAGAGTGCAAGTTACAATGACATCACTGTACGTTAATCCCTGTGTATGGCTTACTTCTGCATTGTTTTTTGTCACATCATCGTTATATTCACTGTCCACAGTATCAACTACCTTAAAGTATGTTGGACTAAACAAACCAGCGGCAAAGCCAGTTTCTAGGTTAATCTCAACATCCTTATATGTAATGTTGCCGGTTTCATCGACAATGATGCCGCCGTTGCCAAAGTGCATTTCAGCAATAAAGCGTCTGTCCGAACTTACCAGTAAGTTAGCAATCAAGCTACTTAATACTTCCTGGTTTACAGCGTTATGTTGTTGCACAAACACCTCTCCGGTGTATGGGTCCCATATCTTAACGTGTCCATTTATACTTACATCAATATCTTCAATCATTTGTTTCCTCGCAACTTGTATTTAATACAAAATTAAGTACCTAGTTTACTCTTAACTATAGTAGCCACATCGTTGGTACTATCCTCTAGTGATTTGCCAAGATCATTAAAATATGGTCCAGGCAATGGGCTATTTTTCCAATCGGCGTCAACTGGCAATAGCGTGTCGTTCTCTATGTAAATTCTGGCGCCCACTGCATGATATGCAATAGGTGTGCCTAATGTACCGCGGGTCAATCCTGATACACCAGTTCCAGTATTCCTAGTATACTCGATACGCTCATTATCAATCCAAATAGCTATAGGGCTATCTGCGGCTGCATTAGGCAATCTGAACTGAGTACCTTCGGGGTACACTCTATCCGGCGGTTCAATGATTTGATCATTAACACTCACGTGCAATAGCGTACCAAAGTCAATGACTTTACCAGTGCCGTCGTCAATTTCAATTACAGTTGTTGTAGGATGAATATCCTGCAATGTAAATGCCAATGCCGAGTTAGTTAGCATCAAGTGCTTGACTTGATTGTCATAATATACTGTCTTAAATTCCGCGGTCTCGCCATTTGCAAATTCATGTGTTATATTAAACTGCAAAGTAGAATCCGACATACTCAATGACACCCGTTCTTCCAACGTCTTCTTAATAACGCTGTTTCGTAATTTATCCCTAAAGCTCTTAACGTTCTTAAAATAACCAATTAACGTGGCAGCACTGTCTCGTTTTAGTTCAACTTCAGTTGTTAAGTCGGCGCCGATCAAGTTGTATGGCTGGATCGTGCTTGCTTTTGCTAACCAATCTACGTAGAATTGATCGCTCAAGACTTGACGGAACATAACACACATTAGCTTATTGTAGTTTACTTTGTAATCTAAAACAAACAAGTCTCGACGCAGGGCTTCCAGAATACAGAAGAATATCAAGCTCCATGAATCATCCCACTCGTAATAATCCCAAGGACTGCCGTCCCATGTTCGCAAATCATATTCCGCTCTGGTGAATTCCTTAAACGCAATAGTTCCATTCTTTCTCCAAACTGGAGTAATACCCTTAGTAAATCCATCACTGATTACTTGATAAATTAACTGTGCTTCTTCTAAGTCATTGACAATAGCTATGTATGAATCAGCCAATATACTTGGCAGCAAGTTTAGTGCTTCTTGTTCAGAATAAACAGATGCAGCCGGTGACTTAGTGATGTCGTAATCAGTGCTTTGATAATCAACATAACCAAAATACGGAGTCATGTCAAAATCTTCTTCACCAATTTTAACTCCAGAATTCAAATGAGCATTCCAATTTGCAATACCGTTAACAACGTCGATGTTCTTTAAAAACGTATTAGCTTCACGCAGTAGCGTTCTTCTTGCTTGGTACACATCGTCGAACCACGCCTGTGCATAAGGTCGAATTTGATTACCCAGTTTATTCAGCGGATGCAGATTGACGTCTGGAACCCTACGTTCAGTATACAATATTCTGTTGTATGGTTCTTCGTAGAATTTTTCAGTGATAATCGTGCCGCCCAAACTATCTCTTAAACGAATATGCAAATATTCAGGAATTGTTTGAGTTGGGTTTGCGTCTGCAATAAAAATCCAATCTTGGTGTTTTTCACCAGACGAAGATTTTTTCTTAATCTGCACTACTGCATTTTCAGACAATACATCTTCTAGTCCGACAACTAACATAGCATTAGCAGTCAACGGAGCACACCAAGGAATACCTGCTGCACTAGGATTCAATAATGTCTTAGACAACTGCAACGTAGTCAAGCTTCTTGTAGACTGCTGAATTGTTGTTTTATTTTTAACCCAGAAGTAATAGACTTTGACCACTTGTCCGTTGACATAGTCTTCTTGCTCGCACCAGCTATATGCATCTTCATTGTTGATTGACTCAATGTACACGCTACCGCTGGCAACTTGACCTAATACTACAGTTTTCGATTTAACTACATCAGCCCACTGGCTTGGATGCACTGGGCTCTTGGTCCACTCATAAACGTCAACACTAGATCCGTCTGTCATCTTACCGAACTTAAATGCTCGCTCGTAAACACTACCGATATCATAATCAGTAAATTTAACTGCGCTAGTATTCCACCATCTAAAGCCTAATTTTTCATCAAACCATGCAGTGCCAGCATAAGCAGCCTTGTAGTCACTGCTAGTTCTATTATAACGAGCTGGGTCAACACGAGTTAACGAATCAATCTCATCTAAGAATACTTTAGGCAACTTCAAATTCTTTGGATCAAAAATTTCAATCTTGGCAGTAGTCTGTTTCTTAACATGGTCATACACTATGACATGTTCTATATTTGCAGATGTAACTGGAAGCAATTCTTCCTTAACAATTTTTGGAGCAACTAATACACCATTTGCAAACTGTATTTGATATACTGCAAATGCGCCGGTGTCCCAGCTTGTGTTGACTTCAGTGTCTTCTGCGTAGCGATCCACTATTGCTAGCGGTGCAATTTTAGAATAACCACTTGGAGTTAATTCCGATGTCAATACCTCTTTACCCAAGCTACTAGATGTTGTAGCAACCTTGTTCTTCCAATCATATCCATTATTGCCAGCCAATGTTGCTGCAAAGTCTGCGTATGTTCTGAAGCGTACTGGCTTGAATGTAAAGATCTTACCACCGATGATTTTCTGTGTTAAGCGGCTTGGGATATAAAACTCAGTGTCAGTAATCACCTCAACTGTCCAAATGCCGTTAGCACTACCCCACTCTTGCTCAGTATTAACAATCAATACCTTATCACCAGTTGTTAAATTATGAGGAGTAATAGTCTCGATTAGTGTCTTGCTTACATCTGCAGGGCCCGGGCAGCATTCCATGATGATTTGATTATCATCCATAGTCTGCATTACTTGCCAAGTGGCTGCTGTGAACATATTAGATGCGCCTTTATTTGGTACATCATATGTGTTGATAAAGAAGTTAGGCAGGTATTTCTCTTCAACTCGGCTAACATACTCTGTCTGGAATACAAACGGAGCCGGACCACGAGTGCTGTTAAAAACAAACACTCCACCTATGAATTCATTACTAGTCTCAGGAGTTACCATACGAACTAAGTCGCCTGCTGCATAACTAGCCATAGGATCAAATCTTGGGATTGACCACAATGGTTTAAATTCTTGATACATAGACTCAATATCTGCAACTGACTCTACGCTATAGTTAGTATCACCTGTGACAATTGGTCCTGCAATCGCTAACTTACTTTGGCTTCTAGTCGTAGTGAACTTGATTGGCTCATTTAAATTGTGTGAATACACCCATGACTTTTTATTGACATTATGAACTCGCTGATCAGCAATCGGATTGTCCAAGCTAAAGTCAATAATCTGACGGTGTTGAGTAATAGCAGACTGTGGTAATTGGAACTCATAGAATTCAATGCCTCTAGTATTGCCCATCTCACTGGTCCTTACCAAGTATTCTTCGTATGGACTTGTAAACGAATTGTTTGGGTGCGTTAACGGCTCAAGGCTGGCAAAAATTTGTCGTGTACCTTTGTTGAACGTAATGCTGTTTTTAAACAGTACTTCGCTTTCATCTGTTAAGAACAGTTGACGTAATTCTGGATTTTTATCTAAACCAAATTGTGCTCTTGCTGCTTCTACTAACACCGGATCTAGTATACTACTCTCAATGTCAAGCAAGTTACGTCCTTGATCAACTAAGTTGTCTAAGTTTACTTGCAATTCATTGTTATAGAAAAAGTAACCAGGTGCATATAACTTACCAGTCCAACCAGTAGTCTTCTTACCAGTTACCAAGAAACTTCTCTTCGACAATCGTTGCTCTGGAGCAAAGTATACGTCATTGAATACGCTAGTTGGTTCTAAGTGTATAACCGATTCGTTTACAGATGTAGATAACTTAACACCGTAAATTGGGTTAGATGTGTCTTTAGTCTTTAACGATGTTACTTCACCTCTGAACACTACTAAGTCTTTTGTAAACAATGGCTTGCCGTTACGTCCAACACATAGTCCTGAATTTTGATCAGTACCGGCTAGGTTATCAATTTGTGCAGTTTCCTGCAAGTTAATTTTTATCTCATCGGCGGCCGGGTTCAAGTCAATATAACTACCTGGTAGTAACGGACTGCTACTCCATGTAATAAATTGTTTAGCACTTAACTGCCAGTTTTTAACGTCGCCTGATTCTACTGCATCAAATATAAATCCTTGATCTTCTAAGCGAAGTCCAATACCTTTGATGACGTCAAATAATTCTTGCTTATCAGTAAATGAGTAGCCGTATGGATATGTTGCAGTCTCAGTGCTGTACTTTTCTTTTTCTTTTACAGAGAATCCATTTAAATCGTAGCCCATAACGCTGCTCTTTGAACTAGGAGTGTATGCAGTGAAGTATGGGTTTTCATTTGTGAAGCCATAAATCATCCAGGCTGCGCCAGTCCAAATTACACGCAATGCACTAAAGAAAATCTCATTACTTGTGTAATGCTTGATCGTCCTTACGCTAAAGTTTTCTTCGGGAATATACAATGCTTGGCGCTGACTGTTAATACTTGTACTTTGAATTCTAACACTGTTCTTGTTCGTAAAGCCACCTAATAAGAATTCTTTAACAATTCCAGTGTTATTGGACTTGACAACAATGTCGTTATAGAAATCTTTGTTGTGCAACAGGTAGTGCTCTGCCATCAATGCTTCTAAACCAGAAGTAAAACAAGTCGAAGTTGATCCGTGATAATTGGCATCAATCGCGCCTGTTCTCCAGCCCATGCCGTTGTTAGGATCCAATTTAATACCAAAGGAGTTAGTTGAATAGTAACCAATTCTCCACAAGTCGTTGACGAATCGTAATGGGTTCAACAAGTACATGGCTGTAACATCATTAGCAACACCCTTATGTGTTGATGCAAATACTTGTTCCTGTGGACCTAATTCGCCACATGCCCATGCACCACTGAAATCAGTGTTAGTTACAAATTGTGCAATCCAAGGAAAATCCAATGGAGCAATTAACTTGCCCTCGGCATCAACTGGGAATACATCTGCACCGTCATCAAATCTCGCCATGTAAGGATTGAAGCCCTTGCCTGTGGCAGTGTTACGTTTGCCCAGTGATAGTGCGTTGACCAAATTGCTGCGTTTGACTGGGTCTGTCCAGCTATAGTTTGAATCCCACCACTGTGGCTTGACCGTATAGCCTACTATCTCCCATGGATGTGTATGTGGTCTATCAGTGTCATAGAAATACTTGTATATCGCTCTCCATGATCCGCTGATTCCAACGTCAGCCATTTCATAGCGATATGTAAATTTATTTGAAGTGTCATATGTGCTGCTGTCGAAGACAAACATATTGTTTTCTAACTGCCATGCAATCAACTCTTCATTTTTAAATGTAGATACATCAGTATAAGACTGCTTTGTCTCTCTGAAGTAGCCCGGAGTTCTATTGTTCATATTAAACAGTTGATTGTCTTCAACTGTCTTTGCTATGCTGCTGAACACTAATTTTTCGTACTCGTATAAAAGCGCATCAATGATGTTCGCTGGAACAATGTTTCCATTGTGAATTTCAACGACGCCTTCAGGTAGATACTGACGTGTACCGTCATGTCTAATCATAAAGTATGTGTCAATTATGTACGTTTCATCTTTGTAAATTTCTGGGCAATAAACAGGACTTAGACCCAACTTGGCAAAACTAGCAGGTACTCTGCTAGAGAACAATACAGGCCACTGACGCAATACAACATCGCGTCCTTGATAGTAACTACTAAAACGTAGTCCAGTATATGCGCCATTTACGCTGCCGATATAGCCGTAGTCAACGCCTCGTACTAATTGACGTCCTTGGTAGTATGCATGTAGTATTGTTTCTTTGCCAGCAGTAAAGCTAATCGGTTCAAGCGGAGATTCAAACGAATAGTCGCCTGCAACTGTCAATTGCTGCTCGTTATATGTTGAGCCCCAGCCAATCATATTGCTATGATGCCAGAATGTTTCTTCAGTTTGATTTACAAATATCAAGTTTAATGCGCTAGACGTAATATTCGGATAGTGTTCACTGGTAACTGCTTTGTTGCTACGATTGACTACGTGATCCAACTCTGTTCTAAATCTAGCCATGAACGAATCGTACTGCTTACCCTGCTTCTTGATGATGTCCATCAAGTCAAGCTCACTGTTAATTGCAACTAGGCCAAACAACGACACCGGGTAGTTGTGCTTAAAGATAGATCCAGAACTCAATTGAGTAGTAAGTACTGATCCAAAAGTTGGGTCAGTTGTCGCTGATCGCGGTGTTGATGCGCTGGATTGTTCAACAACGGCATGTTGATAGATACTATAATAGTTAACTGTAGAAATCGCTTGATTAGCCGGGTTACAAGTAATTGCAGACGGCGCTGTTTTTTTGTTTACTAATAAACTTACATTTTCAAAAAGAATCTTGTCGCCTGGGTTTGCTTTTTTAATCAATCCAGAGTCTGCTTCAATCTTAATAAGATCAGATGATGCAGATGTATCGATCACTGAGCTGACTCGGTAATCGTAATCAGAAAACAATGGCAGTGATCTATCTCTTAAACTTGAGCTAGAAATAAATCTAAATTTTTCTTGCGGTCTAGTTAAGCCAACACGGAACTTGTTATTGAATTTCCAATAGAACTTGGTATTGTCTTCTGCGATTGGGTTGACGTATACTACACCATCAACAACATACGTAGGTTCAATTGTTACCGTCATTGTGCCGTTTGTAGCACCATTATTAAACACCACTGGCTCAGTTAGCAATACTGGCTTTGTGTAACCTGCAGATATATCTGCAACATACAGTTCCAACGGCGAACTTAAATCATGACAGACAATTTTAAAATCAGATAAGCGAGTGTTGGTTATGACAGGCAATACTATTTCAAATAAGCTGTTAGCTCCTACTGAAGTGTAACGAACTATCCCGTAATCCTTTAACTTAAAGTAAAAGACTGGTTCGCCCGAGATGTTCTCAAATACGTGAATAGTGTCAAAGCCGTCTACAATACTTGCAACATATTCAGTGAATACTGATTCTTGATCCACAGTGTATTCAATTACTTGTTCAGGTACAGTTGTACTCAAGCCTGTAGGAATTTTCCAGAATGGGAAAGTTGTCCTGCCGATTTTGTATAAGTTGATGCCCGACTGAAGTTGTTCGTCAATACCAACATCGTAAGAATACTTCCTATCAATGTCAGTATAGAACTGTATTTGATTAGGTCCGGTTAAGTTAATGCTATCTGTACTAGACAAGAAATCAAACTCAATGTTACTAAGTTTAATGTGTCTTTGTAAAACAGAGTCGTAGCTTGCGCCGTTTGCATAGTCCAGAACTTTAGCTCCAAAGAATTCAGTGTTAAAGTAAACAGTACTGTCACCAATGCTAATTCCTTGTTCGTCGAACATATCAACTAACGGGCATTGGTTAAGACTTGTCTTATTTTGTGCTGGTTGCCATTTGTTATTTTTGTAAATGAAATTGTAGTATCTAATTGCAGCAGAGCCAACAATTACAACTCCAGAACCTTCAATCGCAACAGTAGCCGTTTCGATAAAATGCATCTTGTTATCAACTACCGTTGCAGTATGCAGAATTGGACTTTCAGTGAATGCCACAACGTCACCCTCGGCAACACGATATCCGTATTGATCAACTACTGATGCTTTGCCCTCGCTCCTAGATGGCTGGCCACGAATAACCGTGGCAACGTCGCCCAATCGGCTCGACGGCCAATTGTATAATTTAATATCTCGATTCAACTGGATGATAGGGCGCTTGGCTTTGTTTGCTTCCAAAGCATAGTCCTCGATTCTCAAATTGTAAAAATCGCAGACTTCTCGAATTCTGTTAATATGGTACCAGCAGTTAATAATGCTCCAAGGTGTATTGTCGCTGTCGCCACGGTCGATAACATGGTATTCAGGAGTTTGGTTTATGTACCTAGTGCTATCCCACTTATTTGCATCCCACTCTTTCTTTTGATATGGAGGGACTCCACTGTCTTCATCCCATAGAACTTTCTCGCTGCTCAAGTCAGGAACTCGTTTGTCAAACATTGATTCTTTTATAAAGTAAATCGAGTTGCCTACACCTAGTGCAATATAAACAACAGGGTCAAACGGATCAGTTGTCAAGTACGTTGACTCAACTGCACCGGTGAAGAATACTCGTTGTCCATTTGCCAACGCCCATGTTTTACCAGTCGCATCATCTTCTAAGCTAGCAAATGGTTTTCCTACGATATCTCGAGTAAGGTGCAAACGCAATTCGCCAGGCGTATGTTCTTCGTAATGAATCCTAATACTTGGCAAACCATTAGGAATCCAATAGTATAAGTGATAGTCAGTTAGCCTGTATGGTAGCAATGGCAATTGTAAACTGCGCACTTCGTCATCCAAGTCTACACCGTCTTTAAGAGGCATGCCTTTGACATTGAAGTAATTTTCAATGTCAAGGTAGGACATTTTTCCTTGATAGTCACCCTGGGCATTACTATATGTTACTGCCAAGTTCGTCTGACTCTCTCGACGAACTTGATCTGGCTCGTTATCTAAAAACTTATTAGGTACGTTAGATGCATTCTGTGTTCCATAACTTGTATAGAAAGGCAACATTTTGCCCTTCGATGTCATGAGGTTTAGAGTACTATCCAACATCTTCTTATTAATGTCTGTTCTAAAAACCGACGGCAACAAGACTTCGTTCTTAGTTAACTGTACGTTTTCCTCTGCCGGCTTCTTACTGATTTTACTCATTATGCTTTCCTAATATTTTGGTCTGTAATTTCTTTTATAACAACTATATCATTAACGGTAGCAGTAGTTGTCACTAGCTCATCATTGTTTGGCGTAATCTGGAACAATGCACCAAATGTACTTTCTGCGTTGACCGGCACAATGATCACACTGTTTATATCTTCTTTTAATTGTGTGTGTATATATGCCGCCAATTCCGTGAAGTAAAAACTTTCGCCGAAGTCAAAGTTTCCTGGTGTAAAGAATGTCTCTAATGCTACCAATACTTTACTCTTTATTTCATTGTCAGTCATCTTGCTCTTAGGATGCTTGACTACTTTGAAGGTTGCTTGTAAATTTTCATCTGCACTTGCACCAAACAATGGTTTAAATGTTACTGGGTGGAAAATGACTTCGTCAGTTGCCATTTTGTAATTTTTCAAGTTGTAAAAACTTCTACGAAGTTCTTCACTCGTAGGTGCTTCGGGCAATGTGCCAGTAGCGCCTTTTTTCTTCCACTTACTAAATTCGTTGTTGTATGATTTCGTTAATACATAAACGTCAACAATGTTAGTTAGACTTGGGTTCAGTGTTTGATCTAAAGGCGTATTGTGTTCCCACTTAAATGCAAGACCAGTTGTGCCTGGCACTGTATCAACTTTTGTCGTGTCACTAATAGATGTTGGAATCAAATATACAAACTCATCTTCTTTGTATTCTTTTAATCCTATCATATCAGTGCCTACAACTTTAATAAAGTGGTTCGGATCATCTGGTAGCAAGTCAGTATCAACGTCTAGAGGTGTAATTTTAACTTTGCTGTTATCAGTGTATCCATCTTTGTAATTGTAGTATCCGGTGATTCGATAAGTTGCTTGGGTGACAATTTTGCTGCCATTCATAGTCAATACTTTAATGTTGTCATTACCAACAGTTTTGTAATTAGGATCTAACGTAGATGCAAAGTTCAAATTATAGAACCTGATCAAATTGTCACTGCCAAATACATAATCAAGACTGCGGTAGTTGATTACCCAACTCTCTGCACTACGAGTCATATACATCAACCATGTTGTTGCTTGCGCACTGGAATCCCAGTTGCTTAACTTGTCTATAGAATAGATGCTGGTATCTAAGATAGTCCACTTATTTTGAATGTGATCATACAATACTGCAAACGGTTTCTTTTCTGAGATAAATGTTGCAATTTT